CTGTCATCCTTTTATCATTATCTACACCATAATGTTGCATATGAAATGAATGTTTTGTTTTTAATTTTTTTATAGCATCTAAAATAATTTTATAACCACACTCTTCACGCATAGGTTGTGTACTAAAATTTATGTGGCAACCTGAACCATTCCAATCACCTGAAAGAGGTTTCGGTCTTAGATCCATCGTCCAACCATACGTTTCTGCTGTGCGATTTACAATATATCTTAATATCCATAATTGATCAGCCGCTTCTATACCTTCAGCACACACTTGTATTTCCCATTGTGAAGGAGCGACTTCACCATTCATTCCTGTTAGATTCAAACCAGCTTTCAAACATCTGTTAAATGCTTCTTCAATACATTCTCTACCGATGGCATTATCTCCTCCAATACCACAATAATAATCTTGTTGCGGTTGTGTTTTTTCACCATAATGGCCAATAGGTTTACGATTCATTGAAAGAAAAAACTCCTGTTCTATTCCAAACATTGGTTTTAGATCAGGTGCCTTATTGAAAATAGAAACGGCATTTACACGTGTATTTGTTGGATGAGGATCACCATTGGGTAACCAAGTATCGCATAAAACGAGATAAGAATTTTTTCTAAAAGGATCTGTATATAATGCTACTGGCTTAAGAATAACTTCACTATCACTTCCAGGTGCCTGATTGGTAGATGAACCGTCATAATTCCAATGCGGTAATTCATCTAAAGTTAAAGTATGATTACATTTAATTACTTTTGTTTTACTTCGTAAATTATTATATCCATCAATCCAAATATATTCATACAAACAAGTATATGTGTCATCCCACTGACTGTTGAACATCTTTTTATAAATATATTTGTTTCACTTTAAATAATGAAAAAAATATAAAATATAAAAATAAAATAAATATAAAAATAAATATAAATATAAAATATCTACAAAGCGGTTATACCGTTTCTATGAAAAAAAATAGTAGAAACATTATACAACAGGATACATCGCAGCGGTTGCTATACCACACATATTTTTAATATCTCGTGAAAAATAAATGTAACCATCCATACCCCAATCTGTTCCCCAACTATTTTTTACAATATAATACTTATGACCGTGGCTATCTTGACCGTATCCGACAGCAGTAACTGCGTGATCAAGATCATGTATATCACTACTACATTCATTCGATGTAAAAATTCCTGAACTATACATTTGAAAATCGGCTTCCGCATCAATTGCTACTGAAATAGGTCCAACAGTTCCAAGAGCTTCCATTAATTGTGTTACATTTTTACTGGTAATATTTACTACACTTGTAACATCTGCGCCAATATTACTAACATTAAAGTGACAAGTTCCATCCATTGCTGTATATGGGTATGATGCTTCAGTATCAACCCCACCTCCATTATTTGCCATAAATTCAAGAGCAACATTAGGCCATCCGCCTCCACAACCATAACATGTTGTTACGCAATCAACCAAATTTTGTTCGCTTAATGATACTAAGTGTCCTGTTCTTTTAGCGTGTTGTCCTTCCAGTGCGGCAATAGCGCTAAAAGCCCAACAACTCCCACACTCACCTTGATTTTTTATATTCGTAACTAATCCTTCAGAACGCCAATCTATACTATCAGGTATGTTTCTATTTTTATATATGTATGGTTTTGTAAAATAGGTAGGATGTTGTTTTCGTGGAATACCACTAAGATATTTAGTCTTAAATTCATCTCTTGTTAAATCTGTAAAATGATTTATACCAAGACGATATGTTGAATTTTTCTTTGTATTATGAAAGTGAATTGTATCGAGATTATCAGCAAATATATTATATCGATACCAAAATTCTGCGGTGCCTGAATATGACTTATTATAATGATGAGTATAATTTAAAAATTCATTGTAATATTTATAAATCATTTGACCCTGTGATACAGAATTATATGTAAAAATGAAAGTGATTATGAGTAGGATATTCATACGTGTATTCATAATACCTTATACCTTTAAAAATGTAATATATCCTTAAATGTAAGAAAAATATGATTTGAAATAAATAATAAAAAAAATATACTCAATATTTGTATCTTAATCTTGTTTTGTTTTATCATGTAGTATTTCTTGATGGTTTTCATTTTTGTTTTTTATTTCATCTAATTTTATTTTTAATTCATCCAATACATTTTTTGGTAATTCGTATTTTCTAGAAATATATGAATTTTCATTCTTTGTTATTATAGTTGTAGCAGTATGTATTTCATTTTCATTTACTGTTTTGTCAAAATATTGTATCTCAAAAAATGCTATCTTTTCTATTTTAATTTCATAAGAATTATATAAATATCCTTCCAATAATTTCGTTTTTTTTCTATAAATATCAACACGATCTTCATTATCTTTATTGATTAGAAGATAATAGCCGTCATCATCTTTATCATTAGGTTTTGTTTCTCCAACTTTTGTTATAATACATTTTGCGTTATTATGTATAATATATTCCATATTGGCAATGTAATGTCTTGCTTCGCCAATCTTATTTACAATAGTGTCAATATCTATTTTGACATCATCTATCTCATTATTACCGGTATTGATTGAAGATATAGTTACTTTATAAATAATATACATTGTATTTCTATACTATAATGAAGGATATTATTGTAGTTTATTTATTGTAAATTACATCATAACTTAAAAAATCAACGTAGAATGATAATAAAAAAATACTTATTTTGATGTAGCATAATAATAATAAATAGTGTGAATCAGACCTTGAACGAGGGAAGTTGTTGGTTTCCATTGTAATATAGTTTGTGCTTTTTTTATATTAGGTTTTCTTCTTGTTGGATCATCTTTAGGTAACGGTAAATATTGTAATTCCGATTGGCTTTTGGTTAATTCTTTTATTTTATATGCCAATGTATTCATACTTATTTCATTAGGATTACCTAAATTTATGGGTTGAGTATAGTTCGATTTCATAAGCAATAGTAAACCTTCGATCATATCATTAATAAAACAAAAACTACGAGTTTGATTACCACTACCATATATTGTAATAGGTTTTCCTGAAAGAGCTTGATTGATAAAGTTGGAAATAACACGCCCATCGTCATATTTCATATATGGACCATATGTATTGAAAATTCTCGCAATTCTTATAGAAACACCTTTTTTTTGAAAAACATAAAGTAATGTTTCAGAAATACGTTTACCTTCATCATAACAACTTCTTGGACCAAACGTATTTACATTACCTTTATATTCTTCATTTTGAGGATGAACTTGAGGTTCTCCATATATTTCAGAAGTAGATGTAAATAAAATTCGTGCATTTTTCTTTTGTGCCAGTTGTAACATATTGTATGTTCCTAAATAACAAGTATTTAATGTATATATTTCATCTTTTTGATAATATTTTGGAGAAGCAGGACACGCCAAATGATATATTTCTTTTATATCACCTTCTATTTGAAATGGATAAATAATATTTTTATTATAAAATGTAAAATTGGAATATTGTAATAATTCATTGATATGTTTTTGTTGTCCACTATATAAGTTATCTATACATATAACAGATTCATTATCCTGTACTAATGTTTTACATAAATGATAACCAATAAATCCTGCGCCACCAACAACTAATATACTCATTTTATGTTTATGTATAAAATATCTTTATGTATAAAAATATCTTTATGTATAAAATAAAAATATCTTTACATCCTTATAAAACCAAAATAAATAATAATAATGTATCCAATGTTATGCTTATATTTTGGCAAAATTATGTACAGATTCTTGGTGAAAGTGCCATACTTTCAAGTTCTTGAACAAGCAATTTAAAGGCATAAGGTATATGTACTTCAGCAAAATTAGAGTAGTTATTACATTTTTTACACATATAAATACCTTTATTTGTATTAACAGTAGCTATCATACCACATTGATTACAAGTATACATTTTATAATGATCCGAAACATCAAGAATACGTTCTTTTAAGAATTGTGAAATACCATGTGACAACATACAGTCTTTTTCCATTTCTCCTGATCGTAGACCACCATCTCGTGATCTTCCTTCGGCAGGTTGTCGTGTTAACATAACAACGGGTCCTGAAGCTCGCGAGTGTATCTTATCATCTACCATATGTTTTAATCGTTGATAATAAGTAGGACCTATAAAAATTTCCGTTTTAATTTGTTTTCCTGTACGTCCATTATACATAATTTCATTTCCATATTTTTCGAAACCGCAATGTTTTTCCAGCATATCACCAATATTTTTAACTTTGGTGCTTTTATGAAAAGGAGTACCATCTCCCAAATAACCTAATGTCATACAAGCTTTACCTAATATACATTCCAATAACTGACCTATTGTCATTCTACTTGGGATAGCATGAGGATTAACAATGATATCAGGGCGTATTCCATCTTTTGTAAACGGCATATCTTCTTCTTTAAATGTCATTCCAATGGTACCTTTTTGTCCATGTCTCGAAGAAAATTTGTCTCCGATATGCGGTGTTCTTTCGGAACGGATTTTAATTTTACAAAATTGATGACCATCGGAATTAATGCTTATATAATTCTTATCAATAAATCCTGTTTCATTATTTCTAATAGATGTGCTACTATCTTTGTAAATATATTTATCATTTTTTTTATTTTTAATAGGCATCACTTTTCCAGCAATAATATCATCATTTTCTACAAATGTATTCCGTGGAACAAACCCATTTTCTTTCAATTTATCATATGAGCCTGGTTTCATATTTTTTGTAATGGACGGATCAGGTTTTAGAAATTTTTCTTCATCTCCAGATGATTGTATCTTTTTTTCTTCTATTTTATAAGTTCGTGAAAATGTCGAACGAAATAAACCTCTATCAATTGCTGCTTGATTCATGATAATAGAATCTTCTTGATTATATCCAGAATAAGAACAAATGGCAACTACGGCATTCATTCCACTTGGCATTTTATCAGCATAAAAATAATTAGCCATTCTTGTATTCACAATGGGTTTGTTTGGATAATGTAGAATATGTGCCAATGTATCTAAGCGTTCATTAAAATTTGATGAATAAATGCCCATTGCTTGTTTACCCATCGCACATTGGTAACAATTTCTCGGTGACTGATTATGGTCTGGAAAAGGACTACAAGAAGTTAGTACTCCCAACATAAGAGACGGATGTATTTCACAATGCGTATATCGTTTAATGAGTTGTTTTTTCTTATGATTTTCTAGATCGTGCTCATCCATAGCAATGAGTAATGATGTCGCCTCTTCAACATCTATGTATTCAATGACTCCTTCTTGTATATCATTATTGGCATTTGTTTTTATATTAGAACTATTATGTAATTTGTTCGTTTGATGAAGTGATTTCAACAATAAATTGTTCCATTGATAGTATTTTTTCTTTAATTTATCTATATCACCACAACTTATACGTAATTTGTTATTATCAACAATATATAGAGGTCTTGATTGACGACCACTTCCTGTATGGATATGAATTTCTCTTTTTTTATAATACCATATAATTGATGTATATATATTTATGATTGCTTTTCTGCGATAATGTATAAACATATTGTAAATATTCTTACTATCATTTGTTATAAATTCCCAATCTCCATTAATAAATATTTTTGTTCCATTTTTAATTGTATGAAAATCCGCATTTTCTAATAAGATTACATTCTCTTTTTGATTTAATATTTCATAGATAATACTTGTGTCGGTGTTAATGGTGATATGACAACCAAGAGCAAGATTTTTTACTAATCCTGTAGATGCTCCTTCAGGTGTTTCAGCAGGACATATAATACCCCATTGTGTATTATGTAACTTACGAGGTGGTATAAGTTTTCCTGTTTTTTCAGTAGGCGTATTTATGCGACGTAAATGTGAAAGCATACCAAAATAACTGAGTCTATTATATACTTGCGCAACACCTACACGATTTTTTGAACTATTTGTTTTTATTCCCCAATTACCAGTTGCCAGAGAATATTTTAGACCTGATTCAATAGTTGTTGATTTCACTATTTTATAAATATTCGATTGATTAATAATATTAGAATAATTGTTATTACATTTCCATAAACCAGAATTTAATTCTTTCATAATTGCGTTTCTCATATCTTTTACCAGTTTCGAAAAATATTGACGAAATAAATTGCTAAGTAATATACCTGGTAAATCTATGCGTTTATTTACATAACTATCTCTATCATCATATTCATCTCTTCCTGTGAAACATTGTAATAATCGTAACGTCATATAACCAAGAAACAATGCTTTCTTTTTAAAAGAAGCACCTACATTAGGTAAGAAATCATTTACTAATAAATTATCTATATAATTTCGTTGTTTTTGTGTATCCATTTTTATTTCTTTTGGGAAACCAATATAATTAACAATAGAAGACATAAAATCATACGCATCATCTTGTGTTTTAATATGTTCCGCTTCTTTTAGTGATGCATATAATAAATGTAATAACTGTTTATGAATGTGTTTATCATAATCATAAATAATATGTTCTATGATATCTTTATCTGTAATAACACCAAGTAGACGAAATAATATAAATAAAGGGATTTCTTGCTTACAATTAGGTATAAATACACGCAATAATCTACCATTTACATTTTCTTTTGATGTTAATTTAATGCTAACACTTTTAGGTGTAATAAATTTATTCATTGGTTTTGCTTTTATTTCTACAACATGTGAATATTTGGTGGATCCCTTATTATTCTTAAACACTAATATTTTATTTTCTGCCACTCTTTCTTGGCATATAAGAACTTTTTCACTTCCATTAATAATAAAATAACCACCAGGATCGTATCGACATTCTTTCGTTTTTTTTATATAATTATTTCGTTCTGATAAGATACAAAATTGTGATTTTAACATAATAGGTATCTTTCCAATAATTATTTTTTTAAATTTTTTCTTATATATTTCTTTCATTTCCATTGTTTGACTATCATTCATTTTCATATGAAATGAAATATCAACATACAAAGAAGAAGAATATGATAAATTACGTTTTCTTGCCTCCATTGGAAACATTACTTTAGAACTACCATTATTTTCATAAATAGTTGGCTTACCTAAATATATTTGTCCAAAAACAACATGTATTTCGTATTTAAATTTATTGATAGTAGCATCGTATTTATGACATATAGTAATAGGGTTAAATTGGTTGATGATATTTTTAATTTTATTTTTTACAAAATCATCAAAAGAATCTATTTGGTGTCTTATCAAGTATTTATTATTTGATTGTTTTAATAATGATTTTATCACTTCCCATGAATCTTTATTACATGAAAAAGTTTTTTTAGATTTATTTTTTTGACCAGTATGTTCTCTTGATAATGACATAACAGTATAATATTTATTCATTACAGGTTTAAGTATTTTTCAATTTTAATGAATATTTATATTTTGTTATACTATTTAATTACACTGAATACAAAATATATATTTCAGAACAAAATGTAGCACAAAATGGCGTACAAAATGGTGATAAGAAAAGGAAAACGTGAAAAAATCCAACAAGCAAAGACGACGACCGAAGATAAAATCGAATAGGTTGAAGAGACGAACTAAGAAATATAAATCAAAACGTAGAAGTAGTAAGAGGAAATGAACAAGAAACTAAAACAGTCTTTATGCTTTAGATTCTTGTCTTCACTTATAAATTGGATAAGAAAAAAATATTTACAAATAGTATAAATATGGAAGATAGAAATGAACAAGAAGCGCAAAATATACCAGTACCTAATTTAGAGTTAGATGAGATTCACGATAATTTTGTTTATATGAAAGAAAACGTCGTACCCTTAAATAGCGAGGTTATTCATTCAGAAATAGTCAAACAAGCAAGGGATTTTGTTAACGCCAGACCATTTGGGACAAAAAAAGATGGAATGCAGAAATTGAAAAATTATTACGAAGCTCTTCCCGATGATCATAAATGGTCTAATCCATATTATGATATTGTTGAGAAAGCATTCGAAAATGCGTATCAAGTCCGTGCTGAGGCTCTTGGTCGCCTAGGTGTAGCGGAAAATGTAGCGGAAAATGCAGCACAAAATGGCGGTAAGAAAGGAAAACGTAAGAAAGGAAAACGTAAGAAAAAATCCAACAAGCAAAGACGACGACCGAAGATAAAATCGAATAGGTTGAAGAGACGAACTAAGAAATATAAATCAAAACGCAGAAGTAGTAAGAGGAAATGAACAAGAAACTGAAAATAGTCTTTATGCTATAGACTTATTTTTTAAGTAGTATCATTTTCAAATTATTTTTTTTTGTTATTTTCTTTTTTTTATTATATTTAAGAAAATAATATGAATGAATGTACAATAAACGATTTATACAATGGAAGCAGATGATGGCATATCCGCTCAGAGCATATTTTCGAAAGGTATAGGTTATACCTATGACGATTTTATTATTTTACCAGGTTATATAGATTTTTCAACCGATGATATTCAACTTCGAACACGTATAACAAAAAATATTTCATTACATATACCATTAGTAAGTTCTCCAATGGATACAGTTACAGAATCGTCTATGGCAATAGCTATGGCTTTACAAGGAGGTATAGGTATTGTTCATTGTAATAATACGATTGAAGAACAAGTGAATGAAATTCTAAAAGTAAAAAGATTTAATAATGGGTTTATTCATGATCCTGTACTATTTAAACCTACAGATACAGTTCACGATATAGTAACACTAAAAAAAAAACATAATTTATCTTTTTCAAGTTTTCCAATAACAAACGATGGTTTAATTGGTTCCAAATTAGTTGGTATACTATACAGAAATGATATCGATTTTATCGAAGATGTAAATATAAAAATTCAAGATGTAATGACAACTGAATATATATATGCTTTTGATGGATGTTCATTAAAAGATGCCAATTCTATATTAAAAAAAAATAAAGTGAATGTATTGCCTATATTGAATATTAGTGGAGAATTAGTTAGTTTAATATGTAGGAAAGATTTACGAAACATAACAGAATATCCGTTAGCATCAAAAAATAAAGAAACCAAACAATTATTGGTTGGAGCAGCCATAACTACAAGAAATTATAAAAATAGAGTAAAAGCATTGGTTCAAGCAGGAGTTGATGTCGTTGTTATAGATTCCGCACAAGGTAATTCTATATATCAAATAGAAACGTTACGATGGATAAAACAAACATATCCATTATTGGATGTCATTTGTGGTAATGTTGTTACTTGTAGTCAAGCACATCATTTAATTGAAAATGGTGCAGACGCATTACGTGTAGGTATGGGTGTAGGTTCTATATGTACTACACAAAATGTTTGTGGTGTTGGTAGAGCTCAAGCTACAGCAGTTTATAATGTAGCACGATTAGCTCATTCCTATGGTATTCCAATTATTGCTGACGGAGGTATATCTAATACAAGTCATATTATAAAAGCATTAGCCTTAGGAGCGGATACTGTTATGATGGGTTCTCTCCTTGCTGGTACAGACGAATCACCAAGTCAGTATTTTTATAAAGATGGAATAAGAGTTAAAAAATATAGAGGTATGGGTAGTTTAGGGGCAATGAAAAAAAGTGTTCACTGTTTGACAAGATATTTGGATACAAAAGAAACCATTAAAGTTGCTCAAGGTGTAAGCGGTTTAGTGACTTGTAAAGGTAGCATATCTAAATATATACCTTATCTTATAAAAGGTATTTTATTAGGATTACAAGATATAGGCTGCCCATCATTAGAAAAATTACATGATGATAATAGTAAAGGTATTACTAAATATGAAATACGAACACTGTCCTCCTATAAAGAGAGTCAAGTTCATGGTTTAGTAAGTATAGATGAATATTAAATATTCTTGTTATTTTCGTTATACATTTTTTTTATCTTATTATTTCGTACATTTCATTTTTAATTTGTATTTTTCAACACAATTTATAATTTATTCATCAGCATACATATCATTTTCGTTATTAACAAGATGATTATTTACATTCTGATGATGTATTGGAGGTTCATTATCTAACGGTTCACTAAATTCTTTCATACATACCGGACATTTTTTATTTTTTTCCAACCATTTTTCTATACAATGGGAACAATATGAATGATTACAAATAGTTAATCGTATGTCTTTTGTTTTTTCCATACAAATAGGACATTTTATTTCGTCAGCGACTGTTTGTTTTGGTGCAATAGCGTCTATGTTTTTAATTCCTTTATCAACTACTCCTATACGATTTCCTAATTCGGTTAAATATTCATAATTACCCATAGGTTCGTATACATTATTATTATAATATACAGGATTTGTATAATAATTCATACGATTGATTGTATTTTCTATCACATTATCTATTGTAAAAGATATAAATGTTCGTATATTACTTTCAAAAGGATCTTCATTATTTGTGCCTCCTTCGTTATTATCTATATCATCTTCATTATCATTATTATGTAACAAAACATTCTCTTCTGTAGGAATATTCCCATTTGTGTTTTGTGGTCGATTTGTTTGATTACTATTACTAGTATCTTCATAAGGATTTGAACTTGATTGATTCGTTGTTGTAGGACTGGGTGTTTGTACATTCGTAGCAGGAACATTTAATATAGGTTGTGTTGTAGGAATAAATATAGATTGAGGTATAGGTATAATAGTTTGTGAATGTCCATCATTTTCTATATCTTGATCACGATATCTATTAAATTCAGTTAGAAGAGAACTTAATAAACGATTATTGCTATTGGAATTTATCCTATTATCAGTATTAGCAGTATTATTATCATTATTTTCGCTATCACCAGTATTATCATTATTTTCGCTATCACCAGTATTACCATTATTTTCTCTATTGGTGTTATCTCCGTTATCTGCGTTATTATTTTCAAGGTCATCATTTTCAAAAGGTATTACGACTCTATAAGTATTGTTGTTGTTATATTCTCTATTTGTATTTGTATTTCTATCATTTAAACGATTCATATTTTGTGGATCAATAAATAATTCACAATATCTTATGTGATGGTGATACGCATCAAATTGTATGAGACTATTACAAAATTCACAGGGTATTAAATCTTTTAATTCATCTTTATGTAAAGAATAAGCGCAATATAATTCATGAATATCTCGGTTTTTGGATAGTATTTTAGTGTTACATCTTTTACAACAATATGTGTTTTGATTTTCTATTATCATTTCATTAGGATTTTCATGATTTGGAGTTTCCTGGTCCATATTTTTATCCATATTTACTATAGTATAATATTATTTAAGTATAATTTTAAGTCTATTTGTAAAATCTAATAGTATATGATATGCAAAATCAAAGAATGACGAAACGACAGCTATTAGATGATATTGAATTTTTAAAACAACGACAAAAAGAATTAATGAATACACAACAACATACAAATTATTATAAAAAACGTAGGAATAAAAGAAATATTATAAAAAGATCTAAAAAAAAGGGAGAAACCTTACATAAAGGTGAACCTATTGTAAATGTTATAAAATTAAAAGAAAGTAGTTCCAGTCGTAGATATTTACCAGTACAATATAATAATAATTCTTTATCACCATCACAACCATCACAACTATTACAGACGCAAATATCTAAAAATAATCCACATCCTTTCGTAAATAAAGAAAATGATAGTGATCCTTTAGGTGTTAGAGAATATTTGGAAAAACAAAGTAAAGTAAATCAATATAAGAAATTACATCAACAACAAAAAGTAAATAACGCCAATACAATTAGAATAAGAATTAAAACACCAACACAAGTAAGAAAAAAATCTCCACGAATAAAAAAACCGATTTTCTTAGATAAACCATTAAACAAAACCGCTATTAAAAATAAGCATCGACTAAAAACCAAAAAAATCATTCATAAAAAAAGACGTTTAGTATCGCCTATGTTTTTAAAGAAATATCACCATCATTATCAAAAACCTTTCGTTCATATTCCGTCAAGTGATCAACATCATCATAAACATAGTGATCAAAATCACGATCACACTAATAAAAATTACGAACGAAAAGAAGAAAAATATAAAGTATGTCAAAATAATATCATACGAAATACTACTCATACATTTCCTACAAAAAAACGTAAAAAACAACATGTCAAAACTAAAAAACGCTTACAATTTAAAAATATACAACTTGTTGATACCAATGACATAGATTCAAATTATTTAATCGATTATATATCACTCAAAAAATTATTACATACACTTGAAAAACATAGTTTAATTCATTTATTAGTAAAAGAAAACATTGTCGAATGGAATACAAAAGCCCCTAAAGATATATTGATAGATTTATTTTTAACTACCCAATTAAACAAAATGAATGTGAAACGTTCAATGAAATAAATAAATAACTATATATAATCTATCCATGTATCAATCATAGAATTTAATTTATCTTGTGTTAGAATACCTTGTTCTACATAATTTTCTCTACACACACTACGGATTCTATCTTTTAATTGTGTATTAAATTGTTCTTGAACAAAATTCGTATCATCAGCATCAATTAGTTCTTGGTCATTCTTGTTATATTCATTATACATATCATCTCTTATTTTTGAAGCGCTTGTCATCATTTCATTATTTATAGCATCTGTAGGTATAATAGTTACCAAAGGATCGGTAACATTCAATGTATCTAAAATACGATTAAATCTACCTACAGCACATACAGGTGTGTTATATTCTATACATTCAGCTAACTCATTCACCAGATTTGTTTTTAAATTATCAATATTTTCTTTATTCGAATGGTCATGTATTCGATTCCAAACAAGATTCAGTAGTTCTATTTCCTTCATGTTACTAAAACTTATATTTGATGTACTACGCTCTATTGTATCGAGGGCTTTTATGGCATCTTGTTTTTTATCATTATTTTGTAAAGATTGTAACATTGTCCGAATTTCTTGAACACTATTTTCTGATGGTTTTGTTATGGCGCAAACACGTTTTAAATTATCTATCGATTTTTTGATTGTTTTTATAACGGTGCTATCATGGACGTTTTGAGTATCGTTACGATATCCTGGTTCATTTTGGGTTTCTGTTTCGTTATTTAATCTAGGTATAATACGTCTTTGTATAACATTCATATAAGGATCTGGTTCTTGTATAGGGGGTATATGTTCCATTGGAGGAATATGCTCCATTTGTCTTATTGCTATATTATTATTTCTATTTTCAAACCTACGATTCATTTGCCTATGATTGAAATGAGTTGTAGGATGTGGTTTATCAATTCTCATTTTTGCGTTAATATCATCCATTCGTTCGCTTATTTTTATTCTGGTATAATTATCTATATTTTGATAAATCAAATGATCATAAATAGATTTAGCCTTAAATAATTGCGGTTCATATTCATACATTCCATAATGATATATTTTTGCCAAATCAATAGTGGCGTCTAAGGAACCCATGGAACTTGCGATTGCAAAATGATGAATGGCCTTTTTTGCGTTAGGTTTTATACCCTTTATTTTATTGCCATAAATATTGTATTTATCAGGTGTTCCATCTCTATATAAGCGACCTAATTTGCTATGTAGCATTACTTTTTGTTTATCTGTTACTGTTTTCTTTTTTAATAATTCTTCATCTTGTTTGATTTCTTTCTTATAAGAATGTTTTTTTTTTGATGTTTTATATTTCGTTTGAACGTTTCTAATAAATACAGGTGGTTTTCTACAAGTGTTGTATATAGTTATAATAAGAAGGATAATGAGAAAAAAAAATATAAGTTTCATGAATTGATTTTTACTATAGTATAACATTTATTTTACTTTTTATGGTTTCTGTTTTTTTTAGTTTTTTTCTTAAAAAGTTTCGTTTTTTTTTGATCTAAACTTCCGCTTTTTTTTTGATCTAAACTTCTTTTTTTTACTTTTTTTTTGATCTAAACTTCCTTTTTTACCTTTTGTTTTGTATAAACTTTTATTAAAAGTTTTTTTTCCTAAAAAGTTTTTCTTCATTCGTTTTTTGGTTCGTTTTTTCTTATATTTTCTTCTTCCACCAGCAAGAACTGTTGTTTCATATATCTTAGGTTCATATATTGGTGTACTTTCTATTTCTAGTTTTTTAAGATGTTGCACCCATCTTAATACAATTGTTTTAGCAATATCTAAATAAATAGAAGCATATTTGTTATGTAAAGAATAAGGTGTTAAGTCATATTCTATTGATAATTTCGCAATTTCAATGGTGTCAGCTTCTGTTGTTATTATTTTCGTTATTTCAATGTCTATTTCTTGCGTTCTTTCAACTATTTCTTCAATTATTTTCTTTGTTTTCTTGTAATTAGAAGAAGTACGATACTCTTCTAACATTTCTTCACTAAGAAAGTCATCTGTTTCAAAAAAGTCTTCATCTAATACATATTCTTTAATATCTTGTAATTCATCATACAATTCTATCGCATATGGGTTTTTTGATTCTTTTAATATTTGTTCTAAAAATAGAAGCTTACATGATGGGTTATCAATGACCTTCTTTAACTGCTCTAAAAATAGATAAAGTCCGGTGTATTGTGTAACATAAAATGGTATATTGGCTTCTCCATAATATTCATCAAAATGTAATGCTTTTAATTCGTTATCTTGAATAAGATGTAATTCATACATAGAGAAGATGCGAAAATAGGAAAGTATAATGGCATAATTTCCGTAGAAACTTGTTAATGTTAATGCGAATGTACTTGGTTGAGAGAAGATATGTATATAACTTAATTTACTTTTGGGTTTTGATACTGATTGAGTGTCTCTTATTTTTTTCGATAATGGATTATATTTTACAAATAGATTTTGATATTTCTGTAGTAAATAACGATTTTCTTTAATCATATTTTCTAAAGGATGATTTGGATTTAGTTCGATAGATGGTTTATTTTTGTAATAAGTTAAAATAATAGATGCTAAGAGAATATCTTCATGCGTTTTTTGTGTATTTTCTTGTGTTATAGTAGATTCTAAAGCGCCACCTATCAATGGCAATTGTATTTCATAATCATATTCGGTTTCCAATGCTTCAATATAATGTTCAATATGTTGGTGAATGTAATATTCATCAGTAGCTCCTTCTATTAATTCCGGATCGAATTCATCTTCTGTTTTATATGTTTCTAGAAGTTCTGCCAGTCGTCGTGTATGTAAACCGAATTGTATTTTATTTATATCAAATACATAATTATCTAACGTTCTTCTTTCAGTAACATTTGTTTTATAATATACTATTGTATCTGTATCATCTATTTTAATAAAACGTCTATCGGAAGTATCTGAATCTCTAATATCATCAAAATTATTATTTGTTCTTAAAAAAGGTATGTCATGTTTATCATACGTTAATACAAATTCGGTAGTAGTTTGTAACATTGCGATCGTTTTTCTTATCCATTTGTTTACTATCATTTCAAAACGGGAATGTTTTTTCTTACTTGTAGATTTACTTGATAGTGTTAAGTCTGGACATAATTTAGCAAGTATGAGTATGAGAGGTATAGAATCATATAATATTTCTGGATTTTCAGTAAATTCGTCTAACAATTCTACTTCATGACTTCTTGTTGTTAATGTTTTTGAACGTGTTACAGGAGGAGGAGGACTATCGACTTTTTTTTTATGTTTCGTTCCACCTTTTTGAATATGTATTGGTGTTTTTATTTTTCTCTTTGATGTTTCTTTTGTATGAAAAGATTTTTTAGGATTTTTACCAGCAACTTGAACGACAGGTGGTTGGGTAGGTGGAGGTGGTTTATAAGTTATTATTGTATCACCTGAATCAAAAATAGCAGGAATATTGATTAAAATTGCATACGCAAATAACATTCTATCAATGGTCACTAATACAGGATTATGTAAATTTTTACTTTCACCAGCATTGGTGAATCCATTCTCGTATTTGATAAGACGGATTTCGTCAGGATTATTAATAGCAAATCTACATACTTCCGCTTGAAGTTGATCGCCAAAACGTTTTTGTGTAAATAACCGAACGATATCTTCTTTAACAAATGCTGTTTCCTGGTTATACAAATAATTTAACTTATCTAATTTATCATTATTATCATTATTCAAGTAATCATTTACAGTAGTTTTTATTTTTTTTTCATAGTGGATTGATTTTGTTATTCCTCTCATTTGTTTTTTTATTTTAGAAATACTATTAGAATGTTTTCTTCCTGTGTTAATAATTGATTCACTATACGTTTCAACAGCACTGACTGCTCCTCTTTTTTGTAATGAAATTTTTACATTTGCTTTTTCATCATCCCTTATACGTAAATCAGAAAATGTTGGTTTGAATAGACCTGCTGTTTCTTCATAGGTTCTGGGATGTTGTAGTTCTTCATAATAATAATTTTCTTGAAAAGGTTTTCTTACATAAGACTTTTTTTTTGTTAATAGTGATTTTTTTTTAGGATATAGTTTCGATGCCGGATCATTTATGCTTTCGGCTGTTAAACAAAAATCAAAACGCATCCCATTTCCTGCGAATTTTATAAGCTTAAATATTTTTTTTTGAGTATCAACTATCAATTGTATAGCTTCACCATCTCTTTGTTTGAAGGTATGATATATTTTTTTGACGATAACAGATATTTTAGCACTTTTTTTACTTTTTAGTATTTGCTTAATGCCATTATATATCATAAACCCTTCATTACGTTTCACAATTCTATTAATAAAAAAAAATGATTCTAATTCTTTTGACGGAAGGATTGATGGTTTATACATTTTATGGAAAGTACTCACAAAGTTTGAGAATGCTGATGAATAATCTATAGATAAACCAAAGGATATTCTTAATATACTAAAGAATAATTTATCCAGATAAACGTTTCCATCACGTGCCTTAAATAAAATATCGCTACACGTTTTCTTAAAATCGTGAATGGAATCAAATAATGAAATGAGTTCTATATAGTCTTCTATGCTGATGTTTACTATTAGTTCGTTTAGTTCTCTGAAATAAGGAAATGTTTGTAAATTATCTGAAAAATCATTAATATATAAACTTGTATTATCTAATGGAGAACCTAGATCCTCTACACCTTTTAAATCGTTATTAAATGTAAATGTATTTGATTTACTAAAACTCATGGTAATTTACTATAATATCTATAAATATATGTAGTAAAATAAAATAATAGTTCATATTTCATGGATAAAATATATTTTATATTTTATGGATAAAATTTATCTAAAGAACACAAACAAAATATATCTAAAGAATGCCCAGAAAAAAATGGCCTAAAAGATTGGTAAATGAAGTATTTGATAAAACATTATTTTCTACAAAATATCCAAATAGTTCTAACAATTACTGTAAAATAAGTAAATTCGATACAGCATATTGTTGGCATTGTGGAAAAACTATTGTTCGTGGAAAACGAACAGCAAAAGACGGACAACAGGCATGGCATATAGACCATTATCCTGTTCAGTTTGTAGATATAGAAAATCAAATATGTTGTGGCGTTACAGATCAACATGATATTACAAACTTAGTTCCTTCATGTGTACTTTGTAATGTTAGTCATCAGTATGAGAGAAAACATTGCTATTATTGTGGTAGATCTCAATGTTTGTGTACGAAAAAATGTATGATTATAACATCTACTATTTTATTTATTTTGTTTTTGTTTTTTCTATTTGTTTTTTTGTGAGCTACACTTCCGTTTTTTTAAGTTTGTTTTTGATCTAAACTTTTTCCTAAAAAGTTTTTTTTGATCTAAACTTTTTTCTAAAAAGTTTTTTTTGATCTAAACTTTTTCCTAAAAAGTTTTTTTTGATCTAAACTTTTTCCTAAAAAGTTTTTTTGTTTACTTGGCATAAGCTAATCCAGCCATACCACTCATAATTCGTAATATATTATAATTTACAGCAAATACATATAAACTACCTGTTGCTCCTGGTGTGATTTCTAATACAACATTATCTATTTTTGTAAAATTACATGTTCCAGATGGCTGATGTTCTTCAGGTTTTAATGCAAATGAATATACACCTATACGATCACCATTAGGTATATTTGTATGATGCTGATGAGGTTGAACTCTTGTGAAATAAGTCATCCATCGTTCTGAAAAACGCTCCGTTCCATTCATAAGAAGTTTGGCTTTACACGAACCACCTGTAGAACCGCTTCCACCAGATGCTTCTGCGTTACTATCACTATCACCTGCTAAATTAAGAAATTCCATATTAGATGTTCCTGTATCTGTAGCAACAATCCAAAGCAATTCTTTGATGGGATGATTAAAGTTAATGTCTAGTTCTTTTTTTGTATTTTGTGTTACTGTTTCAACACCTGTAAACTGAATTTGTTCTATTAAATATTGATGTGATGTTTCGGCGAATTTCCTTCGTTCGTCGGAGTCAAGATAAATATAATCTACCCATAAATTCGTAGTACCAAATGTACCACTACTATTTACGCAATTTGCTGCGGTTTGAAAAGTAAATGTTACTTTTACTTCATGAAATTGAAGAGCGATTAATGGTAAAGCTAAACCAGGATTACGGCAAAACCAAAATTGAAGTGGTACATAGATTTTTCTATAAGTAGATTCCGCCGTATCTACTGGATAATCACTTACCATACGCATATAGCCATTTCTTATATGGGATTGTTTATAATAGGGTTCATTTAATTCATTCCATATTTGAAGCCATTGAGAATAGTGTTTGTCAATGGTTTGACCTCCTATCTCCAATTCAACTTCTTTTAGAAAATTGTGTCCGTAATGGACTTTTTCAGTTTGGACGTTTCCAATAATGACTTGATGTTCAACATACATTTTATGAATGAGATCTCCATTACGAGAAATTGTGGCACTTACAGTTTTACCATATCCAGTAGTTCCGTTGAATGATTGTTCAATGGATTCAATGGCAAAATTTGTGTGTCGTTTATAGACGGATTTAAAATAAGTAATTTGTGGATTACCAGTAATATATACATCGGCGGCACCTACAGCAATTAATTGTAATAATCCTCCACCCATATTCGTATAAGTTATTATTATATAAAACTTTTTAGAAAAAAATTTACACAAAAACAAAAGGTAAAAATAGGAACTTTTAATAAAAGTTTTTGATAAAAGTTTTTGATAAATAATTATTTATTTGGATAAATAATTATTTAGATAAAAATAATAGTAATTATCTATAAAAAAATAGGAAGAGTTTCACTTGTGTGCTCTTATATGAAAATAATGGAAAACCTTTTTTTTTGATCTAAACTTTTTCTTAAAAAGTTTGCTGTACGCCATTCCACGAAAGTGTTTGGATAAGCAACTGTTTAGTTGCTGTACGCCAAACCACCCATTCCAGACATAATACGGAGTACGTTGTAGTTGACGGCGTATACATCAATAACATCACTTGGTGATTTAAGCTGTGCGTTATCAATTCTAGAGAAATTACATGTTCCAGAGGGTTGATGCTCTTCAGGTTTGAGAGCAAAAGAGTATACAGCAATTGAATCTATAACGTTAATTGAGCCATGACCAGAGTGGTGTTGCCATACTTGGGCTCTTGTGAAATATTTTAAATCTCTTTGAGCCATTCTATCATGTCCATTAAGTACTAGTCTGTAATTACCTGTAGCTAATCCTAGCGGTGTTGAAGGACCAGTTGTTGCACTGGGACCATCAGTAGTAACACCACCAGTCCATATAAGTTCTTTAACTGGGTGATTGAAATTCAAATCGTGAGATGTTGCAGCTGCTCCACCAGCTTGATATTGTACTTGCTCAATAAGATATTCGTGTGATACTTGTGCAAAACGTCTACGTTCATCTGTATCTAAGTAAAAGTAATCAGCCCATACTGATGCAGTTCCAAAAGTACTGTTTCCACCACAGGCAGCAGCTGTATTAAATGTAATGTTCATTTTAACTTCATGATATTGAAGTGCTATAAGTGGTAAAGCAAGTCCAGGGTTGCGACAAAAGAAAAATTGGAAAGGTACAAATATTCTTTCCATAGTATCTGTTGCACCTTTCACACCACCAGAGCCAGACATTTTCTGAAATGTTGTCCAAGATGTAGCTTCGTTTGATTGAATTGCGACATCAGCAGATGTTGGATTAGAACCAGTAGGATTAGATTGATTAAGTTGAAACCATACTTCCATAAAATGTCCGTGTTGTTTATCAATTCTTTGTCCACCAATTTCAAGTTCTACATTATCAATTAAAGCAGTTCCTGGATTGGCACAAGCAGTAGCATCATTACCACTTTGTACATATTCCAAATATACTGGACCTACCAAATCACCATTTCTTGAAACAGTTGTTGTAACACGGTTTCCATATCCTGCGGTTCCATTCATTGTCTGTTCAATAGCTTCCATCGCAAAGTTGGTGTGTCTGCGGTATACCACTTTGAAGAATGTAATCTGAGGATTACCAGTTAAATAGATATCTTGAGCGCCATAGGCTACGAGTTGCATTAATCCACCTCCCATGTTTTTATACTATATACATAGAAAAAAAAATTACAAAATATACTTATTTAAATAATATAATTCATATTTAAATAATATAATTCATATTTAAATACTATAATTCATATTTTAATAATTCATATCTTAAATGATCAGACGCAGTAAACCTAAAACTGTAAAAAGCGCAAAGCCAAAAAGAAAAGCAAAAGCGAAAACAAAAACATCATTGCCTAAAAAGAAAAGTACAGTAAAAGTAAATGATCAGTGAAGATAGACCTTCTGAGGTATATATCTCTTTAACCGAAGAATTAGGAGAAATGTTAGATGTCTATTGCGTTTCGAAAGGGAAAAAAAACTAGCAGCATTAGATTTTTCTACATACGGTAAAAATAAATTTAGAAAAAAGTGTAATAAACCCTTCATCAATGAAGTTATAAAATATTGTAATTATAAAAATATAGTCGTATTTGTAGAACGAACGTTTGATATAGTATTAGAACCCACGAAAATAAAAACAATGTTTACAAACGTTCAAGATATTATCGATAAAATGAATGTTACATTAGAAGATGTAAATAAACATTCTAATATAGTTTTATTAGAAACAATACCTACAATATAAACGTTTTGAAAGTTTTTTTTTTGGATCTACACTTTCGTTTTTTTTTACCTTATGTTTTGTATAAACTTTTATTAAAAGTTTTTTCTTAAAAAGTTTT